CATAGTGGCCACACCGCTGGGCGAAAGGTACATGTACGAGATAACTGCCAACGCACTACAGACAGTGATAGATGGCAAACATATTAAGAGGGTGGACATAAGCGTCTTGGTGGAACTGGCCATTGCTGTGCTGATAGGTATAATGATAATAGTGGCCACAAGGTTTTTGCCTTACTGGGCGATAGGTATCACACTGGCGCTGTTGTACAGTGGAACNGTNTANGCNTCNTACTTCNTNTTCCANAGATATTCGTTNTTNGGNGATGCCAGTTGGGCAATCATCACACTGACCGCCGTGGGTTTTCATTCCGTGTTCAACAGGTTCATANTGGAATTCCAACAGAAGCAACAGATCAAGAAACAGTTTGGATCTTACCTGTCCCCAGACATGGTGGCACAACTGCAAAAGAATCCAGGCCTCCTGAAGTTGGGTGGTGATTCACGTGAGCTCTCAATAATGTTCACTGACGTTCGAGGATTCACTGCCATATCAGAACACTATGGCAAGGACGTACAAGGACTGACTAAAATAATGAACAGATACATGACAGCGATGACGAAGGACATACTTGACAACAAAGGCACGATAGACAAGTACATTGGTGACGCACAGATGGCGTTCTGGAATGCACCCATAGATGATTGGGATCACGCGGAGAACGCCGTGTGGACTGGAATTGAAATGTTAGACAGCCTCAAAAAGTTCAACGAGGAAGTACAGCAGGAAGGCATACCGGCTTTTGGAATGGGATTGGGTATAAACACTGCGGAAGTCGTGGTCGGCAACATGGGATCCGACCAACGCTTCGACTACACCTGCTTAGGTGATGGCGTAAATCTTGCGGCGAGACTCGAAGGTCAATCCAAGACTTACGGAGTTTTGATAGTGCTAGGACCAGAAACAGCAAGACAGGTCCAAAATAAAATAAACGTGTTTGAACTTGACTGTATTGCCGTCAAAGGCAAGACGATAGGAGTCAAGATATACACAGTGGCCAAGGAGTCCGAACACCACAGGCAGTTCCTTGAGTCCTACTACGCAGGAGAATGGAATGAAGCAATCAAGAGATTGGACATTGCCAAGGAGTTCCATGAAGACATGGCTGATTATTACATCAACATGAAAATACGTATAGAGGCCGGCAAACCCACGGACTGGGACGGAACGTACCGAGCAACAACGAAGTAATTATTTTTTAGTGTCGCCTGTGGAGTCGAAGCTCTCAGACTTTGATTTGTATTTGGCCAGTATCTCGTCCAACTCGTCTGAACGTCCGGACTTTATTATCTCATCCTTGTATTCCAACACCATTGACAACTTTGTGTTAAGTCTTATCATGTCATTGTCCAACATTCTTATCCTGTCCACTAGTTTTATAAGTGTAGAACTGGCATCACCCAGCACGGGTTTGATCTCCTCAGTGACCCATTTCCATATGTAGTAAACGAAGTAACCTAGTCCAATGGCCGCAACTATAGGAAATCCAAAATCTTTTATCAGTGTTGCTAAATCCATGCTCATCCTGACACCCTCCTGGTTGCATCGACATCAGAAAAAATGTCAGTGGTCGACACACCTAACGTGTATCCAATGATCAGTCCAATCATGAAAGCAATAAAGAACATCTTATTCATTAATCTCTCCTCGCATCGTTCTTGCCCTCGTTGGCGGCGATACGTTCTGCGTTGGGCCTGATTTTTAAAACGTAACTCAGCAATGCATCTATCTTGACTAAATCATTGTTCATGGTCTGCACCCTGTTGTCCAGGGCACCTATTATGGCCTTCAGTGTGTTTACAGATCCGGTCACTGACGCCAGAATGAATTTAAGTGTGATAAACACAAAGACACCTGCCGCTAGGGCACCTGCTATTGGGAAACCCACTTCTGCGATCAATGTTACGAAATCCATAATATACGTATATTTACCAAAATACAGATGTGCTAGTTTTACACATTTTGCTTGTACGTAAATACTTTTATGAAATTCATTTTGGTGGTCTACATGTGCATAGCGGGTATCTGTGAGAGTGTATACGAGTACAAAATATATGACAACAAAGCACTGTGTGATGCCGCTGGCCAGGAAGTGAAAGCCTATGCCATGCAGAACTTCCCACAGAGTTCTGGTGAGATATACTGTTTGACTGAAGCAGAATTCAAAGAATACCAAGATTACTTCGATATCGGCCAAGACGCATAATTGACATAACCAAGTTTCCATAGTATAATTGTGCATGATCCACGCAATGATAGATCTGGAAACTTTGTCCACTGATCCAAACGCCACAATACTGACCGTGGGTGGTGTGAAGTTCGATCCACATACGACGGTGGAACCAGCACAGGGCATGTACTTCCGTGTGGACGTCGACTCACAGACGGAAATGGGCAGAGACGTTATGCAAGACACCTTGGACTGGTGGGGCAGACAGGATCCTGAGATAATGGAAGAGGCATTGGGAGACNAGGATCGTATTTCGTTGGACGCGATGATAAAAACCATCAACAAGTGGAGTGTGGGAGTGGATGTTTTTTGGTGTCAAGGGCCATTGTTTGACTACGCCATACTACAGAATTTATACACACAACTGGGACATCCTCAACCATGGCAGTATTGGCAGATACGAGATTCAAGGACACTATTCTCACTGGTACCAAGAGATTCAAATGAGAAGAGGACGGGACTGCACAACGCACTCGAAGACTGCTACTTCCAGGCCAGGAAAGTACAAAAGGTGTACAAACAGTTGGGAATAAAAAATGGCAGATATTAAGTGGTTCAACATAGAAGACCTTTACACGATCAAAAATTACAAAATCCAACACAATAAAAATCCTGCTACTAGATGGGTAAGATTGCCATGTGTGTACAAAATAAAGATTGAAAACAAAATAGTACACGTGGGCAGGTCGGACACCTGTCGCAAACACGGGGGTGCTGAAAAGGTCAGGAAGGCATTGGTAAACCTGTTAAATATCCATGAATACAACCTGTCTGTTCCAAAGACTAAAACTTGGAACCAAATCAGGTTGCAACACAAACCAAATTCAAGTAATATAAAGATAGGAATAATCAAAACAAATGCCATCGCAAAAACCTATCTACAAGAAAGAATATGAGCCTGTTGACAGCGTAGACGAGAGCGTGTGGATGGGCAATGACACACCAGTCATGGAATCGGATTTCACTTTCGTTTTCAATGACAGGTATCCCTGTGTGCCAGGACACAAACTTTTCATACCCAAGGAGAACAACTCACATTTCGTGGGTAGGTCCTATGGCATGGCCTACGACTACGGAAATGACAAGATCAAAGCGGGCGAGATAGACGGATTCAATGTTGGCATGAACATGGGAATACCTGCAGGTCAGACCATAATGTGGCCACACATACACTTCATACCAAGGTACAAAGGTGATGCCAAAGAGATAGGTGGAATGAGACATGCACATCCAGGTGCGGATCACAGGAAACACTACTGATGGAACACGCGATTCTAAGATTGTCGAGAAAAGAAGATCATGCAGACATAATGGACCTCAGATTTAGATTGTCAGATAATCAATTCACTGTAAAATGGATAGATAGGGTATTAGAGGCTCAGCAGAAACAGTATGCTATATCAGAACCATGGGCAATTTATAACATCAACAATGAGTTGAATCCTGAATTCATAAAAAACAATTTAAACAGGTTAATGTGCGAGGTGGACCGAGAGCAAAAGTTATTTGAAATGCAAATAGAAGATATCAATGACCAAGACTCGTTGAACAAAATACATTCAATATTTGAACTCACACACGGACAACTGGACAAATGGAAAACCAATCCCATATTTGAAAATAAATCTGAAATGTTTAGAAAAAACCTCAGTGAGATAAATCAATTCGTTCATGCCTGTGAAAGCATAAATGGATATCCGCGGATAAGAGTGGTGTGGTTCGACTTGCCAAAATATAAAACTTTCGATATTGAAGACTACAAACTTTTCACTAACACTAGGACTTTTGGTTCATTGTATCATCTATATAGTGATGTTGGAAAAAACATAGAAAGTCTTGCCAACGACAACGACGAGCACCATCACGATGTTGTCCCCAATCTTCATTATAGTGCAGACTGTGTCATAGAATTCAGCGATCGTGACGCAATCACTGTAGAAAAAATAGAACAGAAGCAGAGAGAATACATCCTGAAAAACCAAAACATGCTAAAAGACAAGGGATTTGAAATAAGCGATCCGAGACTGACAACAGGCAAAATAGAAATAGCAAAACTTGTTACAGATCTATCACAACAAGAATTGTTGTCTAGACTGAAAAAATACAACCACATACAGTCATTTTCCGTTTCATGAAAAAGAAAGTAAGAAGGATCAATCCCATATACGTTTCACCTGACGGTGGCGAGACGGTGTACGAACAATTACCAAACGGTGACCGTATCCTAGTTGAACAGTCACAACAGGCCAAGGATGAGGAACGGGCATACGAGGAGGCGGAAATGGTGGGAGCAGAGGCCATAGCACTGAGGAGGAAGTATCCTACACTGCAAAATGCCTGGGACAAATATCTCACCGTATGGCATTTAATCAACGGAAATCAGTGATATGTACAACTGTTCCTATTTCAATTTTACCAGCAGTGTGCAGACGTCTGTGTGCGTCTAAAGGGGTGATTAAATAGCATTATGACCAAGTTTGTAAGTGTAATAGGTAACGGTGAGAGCCGTAGGGGGTTTGATCTGACTCCATTGAAAAGTGTGACAACCATGATTGGTTGTAATGCACTTTTCCGAGATCATAATTTGGAATATGTGGTTGCATGCGACAAACATATGTGCCAGGAAGCCGCAAACACATGTGGTAAAAATACCACTATCTTCACAAGGAAAAATTGGTACCAACAATTTGCATACTGGCCTAATGTTAAGAAAGTGCCTGACCTACCTTACGAAGGAGACAAAAGACAGGATGATCCTTTCCACTGGGGAACAGGACAATTTGCCGCTCTAGTAGGAACAAGTTTCAAACCCAAGGCAATATTTCTAGTAGGAATGGATCTTTGGGGGATTGGCAAAGAAAACAAACCTGAAAATGTTAATAATATCTATAAAGGTTCAAAGGGTTACACTTATATAAAAAGACCAGTTGATCCAAGATACTGGATATATCAATTTAATAAATTATTCGAACACTCCGAGTGCAGATGGATCATAGTGAACCAAGAAGGTTGGAAAATGCCAGACGAATGGAAAGAAAATAAAAATGTTTTCCAAGATACTTACGAAGGTTTGGCCAAATGGATCAATAAACAGTTGACAAAAAAATAATATAATATAAAATTGTTGTATGATTAAACCAATGGTGGATCACCTAATGGTGCAACAACAACTTAAGGCGCCACACAAGAGATGGAAGCACATGGTGGGTGTGATGTGCCTGAATCTCACATATCGTAAGCATGTTAAAATTGTGTTACCAAAACTTTTCGCTAGGTACCCCAATCCTGAAGCATACCTGCGGGGCAGGTTGAAGACGCAACAGGAGATGTTGAAACCTTTGGGCATGTGGGAGGTTAGATCAAAGAGGATCAGGAAGATGACACTACAATACCTCACGTGGGACAAGAGAGAAGCCAGCGACCTACACGGCATAGGCAAGTACGGGTCTGACAGTTACCAGATATTTTTCTACAATCACATTCCACCGAACGTACAGGACAAAGAATTAAAGAAATACATTGACAATCTAGTAGGATAGTTTATAATAAGAGATATGTTTGATAAAATAAAAGATGGAGATCTAGTTACTCTTAAATTGATTTCAGGGGAAGAAGTCATCGCAAAATATCTTAGCAGGACCGACACACGATACGTCAGTATCGAGAAGGCACTTGTGCTAATGAACGGTCCACAAGGCCTGGCATTTGGTACATTTTTCTCCACTGCTAAACAGGACGAACCATTCAACATCGCAATCGACAAACTGATTTCAATAGCACACATCAATAACAAGATCGCTGATGAGTACAACAGAGTATTCAGCAAGATCGAGGTTCCAAAGAAACCAAGCATAATCACGTAATGGCACACTTTGACAAACACTCAACGAGTATCAAGGCACTAGTAGATGTGTCTGAGGCCATGCTCAACGCAATGGAACAATACGGTATAGACCCAGAGACAGTGGCAAACAGGAACGAGTTCACTGTGATGATACACTTCTTGAAGAGCATCATTGACGGTGAGTTAAATATACCAAACGAACTTACAGACCGCATCAGAGATGTTGCGTTCCAGTCGGATCTAGATCAGAAGGTAGACAAGAAGTTGAACTGATGATCAAGAGGACTCAAGACTTTCAACCCTCTATAAACACTCTGCAAGTCATCAAAACAAGGAGAAACGATGACTTATTACTCAACTAAAACATACGGACACAACATAGGACTTTCTGCGGTGTTCAGACAACCCAACGCAGACCACTCACACTGCCACCTACTGCACGGATACAGCCTGGCATTCAAATTCACATTTGGTTGCAACGATCTAGACAACAAGAACTGGGCCGTGGATTTTGGAGGCCTTAAACCACTGAAGAAATGGTTGGAGGATAGTTTTGACCACAAACTAGTGCTTGATGAAAATGATCCACACTTAGATAAGTTCAAAGAACTTGAGGAAATGGATCTTGCTAGTATCACAATGATGGATGGGGTAGGTGCTGAAATGTTTGCCAAACACGCATTTGAGTTTGCAGACAGTATGGTAAGAGCAAACTCAAATAATAGATGCTTTGTTGAAAGTGTAGAGTGCATGGAACACGGAGCAAATAGTGCCATCTACAAAAGAAAATAAATTTATACATGACATGATAAGGGTGGGCCTGAACGACAGGGCCTACTACTTCCAGGTGTACGACACGCCTTTAGGACACAGATGGATAGATGCACTCAAAGGTAATCTTAAACAGCAAAGGATACTGGAGAAGAACTTCTGTTTCCTCGGTTTCGCAGATTCAAAGAGAGACCTGAATTATCTCGTAGGTGAGTTGAACAAAAGTGTTGCACATATTAACTCTTTCA